TGCTTTGTTTACCGCAAAAGAGCGTAAGACAGACAAGCATCCCCACATGACTGGGAAAATCAATCTTGATGGAAAAGACTATAGCTTATCTGCTTGGTCAAATCAATCAAAGAAAGGAGATAAGTATTTATCTCTGAAGGTTAGCGAGTTTCAAGCTAATCAACAAAAAGAGGATGATGGACTACCCTTCTAAATCCATACCAGACTGTAACGGGCGGGCGCATCCCCGCCCTGCACAGTTTGAGTGCATGACTGCTTCAGAGCAAGCGGACTACTTCAAGGAGTTTGCGGAAACAACTTGTAAGTATTGTTCTGGTGATGGTGGTGTACTTGATACTGAGTATGAAGAGAGAGGGTACTACCAAGTACCGCATGAATTTTTTGAACCTTGCGACTGTATAGATCAGGAGTAGCAACATGAGAACCACATACCATGCCTACCTTCAACGAAGCACTATTATACGGTAAACAAATAGAACAATTAGTTCTCGATAGGATTCGAGAGCAAGACCCGTTTGCTTTGCCTATTCCTGGCAAGTTTAAACAGTTCGATTTGTATTCACCTTCTACCAATACAAGGATAGAAGTAAAAAGTGACCAAAAGTCACAACACACCAACAATTTCTTAATCGAAACCTATATGTATCATAAACCATCGGGTATTCTGTCCACAGAAGCCGATATATGGGTGTTTTATGATGGAAAGAATTTAGTATGGGTAAAACCTGAGAAGATTAAGGATTTAATTTTAGAAAAAGGGTATCAACAAAGATTGATTACAGGGAAAGGAGATACAGAACCAAAACGCTGCTATCTTATCCCTACCCATGAAATCTATGCAATATCAACGAAAGTGGAGTCAATACATGAAGATAAATCCTAAAGATTTAACATGGATCAGAAAAGGTCTAGCCAGTGAAGTAGTAAAGAGCAAAGCAGAGAATGATAAAGAGGCAGTACAAGAAGTGCAGCAGCTATTGGATCGTTTAGATACAATGGAAAAAGAATTTTATAAAAACAATGCCCCACAACAAACAAATAACTAGACCTGTGAGTAAAACAATAAACGAGCAGGATGTGACTATTGAAATAGTATTAAATAAAAAAGTTATTGGCAAATGTGATGTTTTCTTGCGGTTGGCTGCTAAAAGAAAACTGTGGGGCAAGATTTACAAACAAAGGAGAATCAAATGAAGTTTTGGTTACAGTCATTACAAGAAAATGCTTTTGATGTGTTTATTGTAACAATCGTTATCGTATCTATCATTGCATATCACTATCTACAAAGATGGTTTTTAAATAAAAAATTTGAAAAGATAGAAGCAATGTTATTAGAAATCTTCGATGAGGTAGAGAAATGATACTGATTGATATTCCTAATTGGATGCTGATAGTGGGGTGGTTTTTTACCCAACTGCTCAAATTAGTGGTAACAATGTTTATTTTGGTAATCAGTTTAAATAGAATAGATAACTGGAGAAAAAAATGAGTAAGTGGCAGGTGTATAAAGATAAGAAGGAATTGCCTATATGTTGTGGTGTGTATGTGATGTACAAGGATGATAAGGTGATGTATATAGGTATTTCCAAGAATGTACGACAGAGGTTTACGAAACATACGATTAAAGATTGGGATTATGTAAAGATGAAGCCTGCCACTACTTATGGAGCTGCACATGATTTAGAAGCAAAGCTAATAAAGAAGATTAAACCTGAACTAAATAGTCAGGGTAGTAATCGTATGCAGTTATCTACAAGACATAGACTTACTGTGCAGCCAGATGTATACCAAAGGTTTAGAACATTTTGTTATAGCAAAAATATAAAGATGAAAGAAACCTTGAATCAGATTTTAAAAGGGTTTTTGGAGGCAGCAGAAAATGGCAAGTAAATCTAAATCAAAAGGTAACACTTACGAAAGGGAACTCGTAGAGCAACTAGCTAAAGCGGGTTATAAGGTCAAACGCGCTTGGGGATCGGATGGTAGAAGTATGGGGTTTACAGAAGATGTGGATATAGTGGCAAAGAAGGACAAAAAAACTTTGAAGATACAAGCAAAAAGAAGAAAAAGTATTCCACAATGGTTAGCCTTTGGGAATTGTGATTTGGTTATGACCAGGGCAGACCGAGGAGAAACGGTGGTGTTAATGAAATTTAAGGATTGGTTGAAATGAGAGATGAAATAGCAACTCACAATCCTGATGCGATCGTTTATGACCCAAAAGAACTGGATGCTGCCATTTTAGGAGTAAGTCATTGTGGTAAGGTGGTATATAGCTATACCAAACTGGTGGAGTTATTTAAAGATGTGAATGATTGGACAGATGAAGAGTCGGTGGACTGGGTGCAGTATAATGTAGTCGGTGGGTACTTAGGTGAGTTTAATCCAATCATAGTCTATGACTTACTACACGATTAACATAAAGATTACAGAAAAGCTTTCTTCCTCGCAGATTTTAGCTGAAATGCGCGAGGGAGCAATAGAATGGGGGTGGTGTATAGGCAAAGCTCCCACAACAAGAGAAGAAGTACAGAAATTTGGTAACAATTACTACATGAAAGTAGGATATAAATAAGGAGATACAATGAAAGTAGATACATTTTTTAAACTAAGTGATGTTTTTTTAGAAGATTGTAAAAATATACAGATAGAAAAAGGTCGTGAGTATACGATTGACGATGGGACTGGAAAGGCAGATAAATTCGCCAATTTCCGCAGTATTGGTCAAAGAATGGACTTAGATCCAAAGATGGTATTAATGATTTATATGTTGAAGCACATGGATTCAATCCGAACCTATGTTTTATATGGAAAAGAAGGATCAGAAGGACTCAAGGGAAGGTGTCAGGACTTGGTGAATTATGCAATTATGTTATATCTGCTCGATCACGAAGAAAAAGCATTTGAAGACCTAACCCAAGATGCCTGATTTTAAGTATTTCTATGAATATGAGGTAGGAGTAGGTCGAGCAAAATATCAAGGGGATCAAGGAAAGGGCAGTTGTCCACTTGGTACACATGAAGATGCAAAACCTTCTTTTTCTTTTAATCTCACCAATGGTCAATGCAAGTGTTTTAGCTGCGGATGGAAGGGAAATGCTTACCTACTCGCAAAGGCTTTAGACATGAAGAATCCTGAGAAGATGATTAATGGTGAAGCTCCGATAAAAAACGGGCATATACACCCCATTAAACGCGAAATAAAGGGAAGTTTGGATGCTATCGCGGATAGGTATATAAAGAATGTACCCGCGCAACACTTACAGTCCTTACCAAGACTTAAACAAATGAAGGTGGGTTATACCGATGATGGACTCAAAGTCTTTAATTATTTGGATCAAAATGGCAAGGTTACAGGCATTAAAATACATAAATCGTATTGGGTGGAAGGAGATAAGCATTGCCAAATCTATGGATTGAATCTTTTACAGGATTACGATAAGAATAAACCCCTAATTATATGTGAAGGTGAAACCGATATGTTGGTTTGTCCCAACAATGCTATCAGTTTTAGCGCAGGGGCAGGGTCAGTACCTGAAGATTTAAGCGCAATCCTTGATTTTAAGCATATCTATATCGCGTATGATAATGACACGCCAGGTCGAGAGGGTGCAGAGAGACTGGCGCAACGAATTAAGACCGAGAGTAGAGGAATTAAGGTATATACTACTACTTGGAGTGAATACCTACCTCAAGGATACGATATACGAGATGAGTTTACTAAGTATAAGGAAGATGAAGAGTACCAATACAAAGAATTAAAGGCTAGTATTCAAAATGCAGTTGAATATAAGCTGCCAAGCAGAGGATATGATGTAATTGATACCTCGGACTTAACCGCATCATACAATACCCCACCAGAACCGATCGTACAATATCTCCTTTACGAAGGTGGGGTTAGCTTGGTGGCGGGAACAGATGGAGTAGGGAAAACTTGGTTTGTATTGCAAATGGCGTATGCTATTGCAAGTGGTACTGAGTTTTTAGGGTTTCATGTGAATAAAAAAGATGTATTACTGATTCAATTTGAACTCTCGTTAGAGCAACTATCGAATCGAGTCAAGGCAGTACGAGACAACTTCCCCGAAGATACACGGGTGCAAATAGCAAGATTTGATGACAATGATATGATGTTTACCGATCAATGGCAGAAGATTAAGGATACAGTAGAGGATGTAGGACTTAAAAATGGGGTAATTATCGTAGATAATATCTATACGAGTACCAACCAAGACCTTAGTGACAATAACGCCTTACAACAGATCCTGTCGATGATACAGTTAATTAAAACTCAGACAGGCAACTCTATTGTTTTAGTAGGGCATCATAACAAAAGCAGCAACCACGATGAAGAACCTATATTAAGTAAGGGACTGATTCATGGGGGTAAACACTTAACCAATTATGTACACAATGTATTTCAGATCGGAGATAGCACTTTAGGAACAGATTTACGAAGAGGTAAGATTACAAAGGTAAGGGATGAACATTGTGAATTAAATGGTATGGCTTTTAAACTGAATTGGAATCGGGAAGAGGTACTATTTGAAAGAGGTGCAGTCATTGTAAATGAAAAGCTGCATTGTGTAGAAGCAAATGAAAAATGGGAAATCAAGTTATTAAAAGATTTCTATTTATATACAAATAAAGAAGAATTTGATCGTAAAAGAATATGGAGTTTCTTGGAAGCGGATCAAGGTTGGATGCCCACTACATATAATATAAATAACAAATTAACACGCTATTTAAAAACTATGATTAAGTGGGGATATTTAATAAAAAATGCACATGGTTCTTATGGTTTTAACCATGCAGAAATGGATTAGAGCCTGTGTATGTATTTAATGGTTATATGGTTATTTGAGGTGTTTTTATGAATTGGTTTCACGAGGAATATAACCAAATAACCATCATATAATGAACGGGGTTAGTTAACTATGAAAATAAGTGGATTATTATGTTGTAAACAATGTGGAGTTTATGAAACTGAGAGTTTGTATAGATACACACATGGAAGGAAATATTTAGTAAATATATACTATTGGTCAAACTTACCAAAGAGAGGGTTGCAGCTAGAGGATTGTCCTAAATGCAACCCATCTGAAAAGCATGACCTGGTATATGATTTCTATGGTTAATTAGCTCCTTTCTTCAAAGTATAGATTGATTTCTTCTAGGTAGTGGTCTCTTGTTTTAATCGGATCTTTGATAAAACTAGCTATAATCTCACAAAAGTCTTTCCTGGTCAA